AATGTTTTTTTGGCATTTGAAAGGTCATGATTTTCTCCTGTTTCATGATGTTAACATTGCAGCCCCGTAGGGCCGCAAACTTAGCATCACGCACGGCGCTGTTCGATTATTTTAGCCGCTGCATTTTGTGCAGCTTTGGGGGCTTGATAATTCTCATACCAGCCGCAGCAATGTTCTTTAACCATCTGGATGATGTAGGCCGCATGGAAGATGTTCTCTGGATCAAAGTTAACCTGAGCCGTGTCTCTGTCATTGAACAGAAACCTGTCTGTACTCATGCGCCAGAAGCTGCCATCATGCTCTAGGACAGTGTATGTCCAAGCACGGCCCATGCCGCGCTGGCGTGATTTGATGCTAATCACTGTTTCGCTGCCACAGTCATCTATGAGCGTGATGGTCATAGCCATGCCTGTTTCATTAACGTGATCAAATTTTGCAGTGATAGAAGCCATTGGGTTCTCCTTTGTGGCTTGTGGATTTAAGTATGCAGCACGAATGCTGCATGTTTAAATTCACGCTGCTTGGCTCATCAAAGGCTCACCATTTTCGAGCCATTGTTGATCATTGTAAAAATCAGGATTTGCTTGGTTAAACTGTTTATCCAGCATCATCATGATGTGACCATGGCTGGGTGCGTTTGCCTCTATCTCAAGCACATGCTGAATGTTGGTGGTCATCATTCTCATGAACTGATTGCCCTCATAGCCGTTGCCAGCTTTGAATGACCGTTGTGCCTGAGCGAATGAAGCGTAAGCATTTTCTAAGTGTCTGTTCATAGTTTCTCTCCAGTTGAGTTATTAAGCCATCCAAGCAGCACCGTGGTGCTGCTTACAAAGCCAAATCACTCTGTGGGGTTCAAAGCGTCACTACTACTGCAAGCTGGTGTTCTCTACATTCACCCGCCTCGCTAGCCCGTTTCCCAGTGGCGGCACTCGCAGCGTTTACGTTAGTCTCTGAATTATCCCACGATCACAGGGTTTACGTTTAAGATCCTCTTTGGCTGAGCGTGTCAGGTCACAGTACATCGTGTGCAGAGGGGTGGAGGCCCTGCAAATCATCCCATTTACCAACTACCTTCTATATGAAGGGCGGGTGACCTTGCGGTCAGGGAAGCTACCTTGGGGGCTATTGCCCTTGGGGGGTCTCCCCAGTCTGGAATAATCGCCAGTCCGATGTTTGCGGGGGTTGTGAGTGTCAGGCACTGCGTTGCCCCCCCGCCGTTTGGATCTTCCTTATACACGTTCTATCAGGAGCTACAACCCCTAATTTACACTATGGTTCATTATTTTACACTATACCATATAAACAAGGGGTATCGTGACAAGACGCATCTGCTGCGCTACAATGGTGCAATAGAACTTTTGACAAGCAGCGTGTCATTTTGCAGGGGTGATTTGCTGAGAAACAGTGACAGCTACAGTGGGGGTGTAATAATACCCCATCATGGAAAGGGCCATATATGACTGAGAAAAACGCCGATACCAAGCGCAGCGCCAAGCTTACCGTGATCACCAACAAGGGGGGAAAGCCGTACAAGCAAACAGTCAAGACTGCCAGAAGATCCAATGGCCTCACAGACAAGCAGGAGGCCTTCGCTCAGGCGGTGTTTGATGGCAGCAATTTTAGTGAAGCGTACAGGCTGGCATATGATGCACAGAACATGAGTCCAGCAAGCATACACCAAGAGGCCTATCAGCTAGTCACAAGCCCTAAGGTGGCCCTGAGGCTAGAAGAGCTTGATAGGGTGAGGGTGAAACAGCAAAGCATGCAGGCGCTCTCTAGATCAGAGAAGGTGATAAAAAAACTGGAGGATATTGGGCTGGGTGATGATCAGGGCGGCACTGCTCAGATCAGGGCGCTGGAGTTGCTGGGCAAATCCATCGGGCTGTTCAAGGACGTTGTGGAAACAGAGGACAAGACTGAACGCAACGCCGACACGATCAAGGCAGAGCTAGAGCAGAAGTTGCAGCGCATGCTGGGCGGCTGAAAGGTTCACTTGAACTTTTCAAACGTCTGGCTGGCTGGAATGCATCCGCTCACGTTTTATATTTAGAAGGAACGCGCGAGAACCCCCACCCACCCCCACCCCCCCGCAGAGGCGCACACGCACACACACGCGTATACATGATGTTCCACACAAACAATTACAAAAGGTTTTAATAATTCCCTCTCTCCCTGTATCGTGTGAGTACTTCCCTGTAGTATGGAAACACCTCTAGCTCTCGCTGAGAGATCCACTGAGTGCTGCTTTCTTCTTTTGGTATATCTACCCACCCTAGATGTAGTTTACCCATCAGGTAAGCCACATGTCTGTACATTGTTGTTCTATCTGGGAGTGCCTCGACGTAACTGTTTACGTCATCAAGCAATTCTTCTTCTGCAATCTTCATACCCCCACCCCTATAATATATAGATACATTATTGGTAGTATATCAGATAGAATTACATTAATCTTAATACTATTAGATATCTATAAGTATATATTCCGTAGTAATATATATATTATATATATATTATATATAGGGGGTTTTGAAATTGCAACTGTCAAAGATCAAGAGCAAGCTGAATACTCTGCCCATTGAACAGCAAGCAGAGCTTCTTGACCTGATTAAAGAGCTTGAAGAGGTGCAGAACAAATCTGCGGCTAAGGATGACTTCATATCCTTTGTGAATATGATGTGGCCTAGCTTCATTAGTGGCAGGCACCACAAGGAGATGGCAGATGCCTTTGAGCGTGTGGCAAAGGGGGAGCTAAAACGTCTGATTATCAACATGCCACCCCGTCATACCAAGTCAGAGTTCGCATCATACCTTCTTCCTGCATGGTTTCTTGGTAAATATCCTGAAAAGAAAGTCATTCAAACGGCACACACAGCAGAACTGGCTGTAGGATTTGGACGTAAAGTCCGTAACCTGATTCAGTCTGAGGATTTTCAGAAGGTATTTAGCGGAATTAGTCTATCATCCGACTCAAAGGCTGCTGGTCGGTGGAATACCAACAAGCGAGGTGACTACTTTGCTATCGGTGTAGGTGGTGCTGTGACTGGTAAGGGTGCTGATCTGCTAATTATTGACGATCCGCACTCAGAACAGGACGCTCAACAGGGACAATTCAACCCAGAAGTCTATGATCGTGTGTATGAATGGTACACATCTGGCCCACGCCAGCGATTACAGCCCGGTGGTGCCATCATTGTCGTGATGACGCGATGGTCTTTGCGGGATCTTACTGGTCAGATCCTTAAATCCACAGGTAATCGCAAGGGAATGGACGAATGGGAGGTGATTGAGTTTCCTGCCATACTACCTTCTGGCACCCCCCTGTGGCCTGAGTTCTGGTCAAAGGAAGAGCTTGGTGCCCTAGAGGCAGAACTGCCATCATCCAAGTGGAATGCCCAGTATCAACAGAACCCCACCTCTGAAGAGGGGGCACTTATCAAGCGTGAGTGGTGGAGAGAATGGGATAAGCCTAATCCACCACCATGTGAGATCATATTACAGTCTTGGGACACCGCATTTCTCAAGACACAGCGATCTGACTACAGTGCCTGCACTACATGGGGCGTATTCTACCACCCAGATGAGAATGGTAAGAGCCAACCCAACCTAATACTTCTAGATGCGTTCAAGGAAAAGCTTGAGTTCCCAGAGTTGAAACGTGCTGCGTATGACAAGTACCTTGAGTTTGACCCAGACCAATTGATCGTGGAGAAGAAAGCTTCTGGTGCCCCTCTTATATTTGAGCTTAGGGCTATGGGTATGGCTGTCACTGAGTTCACCCCCTCACGGGGTCAGGACAAGATAGCAAGAGTAAACGCGGTAACAGATCTATTCTCCAGTGGTTCCATCTGGCACCCACCCACCAAGTGGGCAGAAGATGTGATAGAGGAATGCGCTGCATTCCCGTCAGGAGAGCATGATGATTTCGTTGACTCCACATCACAGGCACTCCTGAGGTTTAGGCAGGGGGGATGGGTCAGGGCTGAGTCAGATGATTGGGATGATGAACCTAAGTATCAGCGTCCTGTAGAGTATTATTAAAAGTTCTATTGAACTAAACCTCTATATTTATCTTAGTTCCTTGGGGTCGATCTGCATTAGTCTTGCGACCAAAGCGGTCATAAGCTTCTCCCAAGTCAAACCTTTGCTTTGCTAATGCCTCTAGGTGGCTGTGATTGGCCCTGTGTTCTTTCTCAACCATCTGTTCTTTTAGGTGAGCCTCTATTCGCTCACGACTTTGAGTTTGCTGGTGGATATCAGATCCCACATTAAACGGTGCGTTACCTATCCCGCTTAACCCATCAGCCACTACAGTCTTCCTTGTTTCGCTAGGATTATTACAACAGTGATGCCTATCATTATAGAAACAATAATTATGGCCCCGCCATAGATAACAATTCTCTCAATTAGCTTTGCTTTGCGTTTCCTATCAGCCTCAACCTTTGCTTTGCGATCTTTTCTTGCTTGTACACGTATAGCTTGCAATTCGCCCCACGCGCTAAAGCCTCTGGTTGCAATGACGATCTGACGAAGCTCCTCCTCTGCGTCTCTGGCTTTTTGTAAATTCACAAAAGTCTCCATAGCGTTTTCATCTGATCCAGAGAACAAACTGTTTTTCTTTTTCTCATGTGCTGCTCGTAGATCATCCACCCCGTCAAAAAACTCACCGATCTGCTTTGTGACGTTGACGAGTTCCTTACCTGCGGATACGGCGGATTTTACAGCAGCAAGCGCCGTAAATGGATCAATCATGTCTCTCTTCCCCGACCAACAACAATGTATGGTGGACAGAAGTGCTTCCAAGGCACTCTTACTTTAGCTGGATACTGGTAATAGAATTGCGAAACTTCTCTAGGGCACCTGTACTCACAGGTCTGATGCAGGCCTATGGTTGGACTTTGACTAGCTAATATCGCTGTTAGGGCGCATATAAACATATCTCATGCCTATCTCCCCCTATTTCTCTGCAAGTTTGTCTATCTTGCCTTCAAGCCTAACGAGGTGGTCAACAACTCTCCCAAGTTCCCCCGCATGTTCTTCCCTCTTTATATAATTC